CGTCTGCACGTACCGGTTCTACCGATACAGGCTCGTCAAACTCTGCTTTGAGTGTTTCGTCTGTCAATACGACGGCTACTCTGCCGCTTCGTATCGTAGGCATCATGGACGACGCAGCTAACAGCGACTTTACTGCCGCTGGTATTCCGCTGATTGTTCGTCTGAACGCACACTTTAACGCTGGAACCCGCCGGTTTGACTCTCAAACCACCGCGGATTCCACTGGCATTTAAGGGGGTTTAACCAATGGCTATTTCTCGCGCACAACTTGCGAAAGAGCTGGAACCCGGCCTAAATGCCTTGTTCGGGCTCGAATACGACCGATACGACAACGAGCATGCTGAGATTTTTGAAACCGAAAGCTCAGATCGTGCATTCGAAGAAGAAGTGATGCTGTCTGGTTTTGGCACTGCGCCAGTTAAATCAGAAGGCGGATCAATCTCGTTTGACGACGCGCAGGAAACTTACACTGCTCGTTACACTCACGAGACAATTGCTCTGGCTTTTAGCATCACTGAAGAAGCTGTGGAAGACAACCTGTATGATAGGCTGGCCTCTCGATATACCCGTGCCCTGGCACGGTCTATGTCACAGACCAAGCAAATCAAGGCTGCTTCTGTACTGAACAACGCTTTCAGCACTGGTTCACCTATTGGTGACGGCGCTGCTCTTTGTTCAGACGCACACCCTTCTTTGACTGGTAACCAGCGTAACAAGCTTGCTACAGCAGCGGACCTCAATGAGACCTCTCTTGAGCAAATGCTGATTGATATCGCTGGCTTGACTGACGAACGTGGTCTGAAGATCGCTGTACGTGGCATGAAGCTGATTATTCCTAAAGAACTGCAATTTATTGCAGAGCGAGTAATCAACTCTAATCTGCGTTCCGGCACTGCGGACAACGATCTGAACGCCATGAAGTCTATGGGAATGCTCCCTGACGGTGCGGTGGTTAACCACTTCCTCACCGATACAGATGCCTTCTTCATCAAGACAGACGCTCCTAACGGCTTCAAGCTGTTCCAGCGTACTGCCATCAAGACTGGCATGGAAGGTGACTTTGATACTGGAAACATGCGCTTCAAGGCCCGTGAGCGATACAGCTTCGGCGTCTCTGATTGGAGAGCGGTTTTCGGAACCGAAGGCGCTTAATCACCTAAATGGTGTGGAGAAAGGGGTGGCTTGTGCCGCCCCTTTTTTTATCGTATCGTACACAAATTCCTGACAGTCACATCCCGTGACTGACACTAGCCACGACAGGAGACCAACATGGCTAATACTACGTTTACTGGACCAGTCCGTTCGGAAAGCACGTTTAAGGCTGTAAGCAAAAACGCTACAACTGGTGCTATTACTGAGGTTTCTACTTATGGAGGTGCCCCTGTTGCCCTGGGCGACGAGGACAAGACTCTTAATAACGCTGACCATAGTGGTCGCACTTTGGTAGTTCCCGCCCTGACCGCTAACCGCACTTTGACGCTGCCTGCCCCTGTTGCAGGAGCTAACTTTAAGTTTATATACGGCGGTGCGGCTGAAGAGACAGAAAATCTTATTATTGTCACGCCCGGCAACGCCAACTTTTTCCTTGGCGGTGTTTTGCACATAACCGGCACGTCGGCAAGTATTTATGCAGATGGTAATTCAAATTCTAAGCTGACGCTTACTGACTTTGGTTTGATGGAAATCACCATTGAAGCGAAAGATGACACTAATTACTACATCTCGGGCTATCAGCAAGGCGCTGATGCTCCTGCTTTTGCTGACCAATAAGATTAACGGGGGCCTTTGGCCCCCTTTTTGAGGGCTAAATAGTGCAAAGTTTATCTCAAATAAACCAAGGCCACCGTCATGAAAGTGGCTTTGTGATTTTGGGCAGGAGGCGTCTTAAAGAGTTTTCTCTTATAGGCACAGCTTCTGCTGGAATATTAGACGTTTTTGACACAGATACTGCACCAGAAGCTGGAACATATGCTCAGTCGGGAACGACAGTCACCGTCACGGACACCGGTCATGGATTGGCTACTGGGGATATTGTCGGAATTGCTTTTGAGACGGGCACGGGAGGAACGGCGCAGCCGGGTAATTATGAGATTACCGTGACCACAGCGAACGCTTTTACGGTGACGATGCTGAACTCTGACACGATTAGCGGAACGCCCGCTTGCCGGTATGTTGCTACCACGCCAGGGCCAAACGTTACGCCAAAAAGATGGCTTATGAGTAAGAGGACCGCCGCTGCTGACACGTATGCCAACGTATTTCAAATACCCAATTCAGGATTTGTCACCACATACGGTGTTTATTTTCACATGGCAAACCTTGATGAAGCGGATGTTTTCTACGAGTAATGGCCACCGCTAAGAAAAAAAAGGGTTCGATGAAAGGTTACACCGTCAAAAGCGGTGATAAACGACCCACCAAGAAAGGCGCAGGGATGACCAAAAAAGGGGTTGCGAAATATCGCAGAGAAAACCCCGGATCTAAATTGCAAACAGCAGTAACGGGCAAGGTCAAGAAAGGTAGTAAAGATGCAAAGCGTCGCAAATCCTTTTGTGCGCGTTCTGCTGGGCAGATGAAGAAATTTCCAAAGGCAGCTAAGAATCCGAATTCTAGGCTGCGTCAAGCCAGGAAACGGTGGAAGTGTTAAAAGTGGTAGAAGTTACTATACATGATGTTGATAAACGTTTGAGTAATGTTGAAATAACCTTAAACCGTTTAGAAAACAATCACTTAGCGCACGTGGAGAAAAAGATCGACAAACTGGACAACCGTTTGTGGATGCTTCTCTCCGTCGTCTGTATTGAAGCTATTGGCATAATAGGGATTTTGTTGAAATGAGCCGAGTAAGAACAGGAACGGTTGTGCCCGCCGCTAAATGTGGTGTTGTTCGGATGGCAAAAGGTGGTGCTGCTAAAAAGAAAAAAGGCAATAAGATATGCCCAGAAGGCATTGCTTGGGCAAAACGCACTTTTGATACCTATCCCAGTGCTTATGCCAATTTAGCAGCCTCTAAATACTGTAAAGACCCTAATTACGCAAAGAAATCGAAGAGAAAGAAGCGTGGGTGATTTAAAGAAATGGGTTGACCAGGACTGGGTCAGGATAGACAGCTCCGGCAACATCGCCGGGAAATGCGGCACGTCTAAGGATAAAAAGAATCCTGATCGGTGCTTGCCAAGATCAAAGGCACAAAGCCTGTCCAAGAAAGAACGTGCAGCTACCGCTCGTAAGAAGAAACGCGAAGGTAAAAAGGGTAAGACAGTCGTGTCTAACACCAAAAAAGCCAAAGTTCGCAATTTAAATATGGGTGGCGAAGTGAGTCGTGGGTGTGGGGCAATCATGTCTAACCGTAAAAAAAGAACACGGTATGCATGAATTCTTTGTTGACGACGAAAAAAAGATTTACAATGAAATTAGAGAGTGGTCAAAAACACTCTTAGAAGAAAACAACCCAGATTTCAATGGGTTACCCGCTTGTCCATATGCCAAAGCGGCTTGGGCAGCGCAACGGGTTTCGGTTATTTTTAAACGCGATCCCGCGAATTATCATGACTTGTGGTCAGTCATATCTACCTGGGACGACAAGGTGGATTTGGTAATTATCGTGGACCTGGCGTTTCCCGAAGACTCGGAAGCCTTCCACGAATACCTCGATGACATCAATCAAGCCATATCTGACGGTATGTTTATAGACCGGGACATCTGGGTTATGGGATTTCACCCAGACCAGGAGCCCAATGAGCTTGTAGACAATGGCTCTTTTGAGCCAGCAACCGCAGAAGAATATGCGATGATATTCGTTCAGCGCCTTAGTAAGCTGGAGGAATCAGCGGATAAGATACGAAATTTAGGTTATTATGACCGTTATTTTGACGAATACGACGTCGAAAACATCTACAAAATTCGCCACGAATTTTACAGGAGATTGAAGAATGGGTAGTTCCAGAGTCAATATAGGTAATGCAGCTCCTAGCAGGAAGAAAGCTAAGAAGCCAAAGAAAATGATGCGCGGTGGTCCCATCAAAATGAAAGACGGTGGTGGCCTGCAAGACTTGAGTGGCGACGGTAAAATCACCCAAAGAGACCGTATTATGGCGGCTCAGGGTAAAGAACCTGTTAAAAGGATGCGTGGCGGACCCATTAAGAAAGCAATGGGCGGTGTTGCTAAAAAGTCAGGCGTGATTAAAAAGATGCGTGGCGGCCCGATTAAGAAGAAATAATGGCTGTTTCAGGTTCCAAAAATTTTGAGTTAGACGTCACCGAGTACATCGAGGAGGCGTTCGAGCGTTGCGGCAGGGAAGTTCGTACTGGCTACGACATCAAGACCGCTAAACGTTCTATGAACCTGTTGTTTGCTGATTGGGCAAACAGAGGGCTTAACTCCTGGACGATAGAACAGTCTACGCAGGCGCTTACCGCAGGCACGTCTACTTATACGCTGGGCACGGATACCATAGACATCTTGTCTGCTGTGATTCGCCGCTCTGACGTGGACTACAACATTGAGCGCCTTAGCCGTGATGACTACCTTGCGGTACCCAATAAGACGACTCAGGGTAGGCCCTCTCAGTGGTTCCTGGACCGTCAGATCGCCCCTGTATTGAAGCTCTGGCCTGTTCCTGAGAACAGCACAGATGTGGTGGTGTTTGACCGTCTTGTTCGGATGGATGACGCGGACACCGCCCAGAACACGGTAGAGATGCCGTTTAGGTTTTATCCTTGTTTGGCCGCCGGACTGGCTTACTATATAGCCATCAAGAAGGCCCCCGACAGGGTGCAGTTATTGAAAGCCGTGTATGAAGAGGAGATGGAGCGAGCCATTAGTATGGACCGTGACCGGGCCTCTTTTAACATTGTGCCAAGCTTGGCGTATTCGCAGAACTTGTAATGGCTAAATTTGCTGTTGGTAAAAATGCCTATGGCATCTCAGACAGAAGCGGGTTTCGTTACAAGCTGAACGAGATGAAGCGGGAGTGGAATGGCCTGCTGGTGGGTAAAGACGAGTGGGAGCCCAAACAGCCCCAGTTAGAGCCCCGCAGGAGCATTACAGACCCGCAGGCTTTGCGTAATCCTCGCCCGGATCGTGTAGAGCCTATGAACGTTTATGTAGGTCTGCCTACTCCGCAGGCCCCGAATTTACGGCCTGTAACCGGATTTGGTCAGGTTGGTAGCGTGACAGTGGTGATTTCATGAGTTTTACGTTTGCTGAGCTTAAAACTGCAATACAGGACTACACTCAGAACACTGAGACTAGCTTTGTAAACAACCTGCCTGTATTCATTCGGATAGCGGAAGAACGCATACTTAAAAACGTTCAGCTAACGTTGTTTCGCAAAAACGTTACCGCCGCAACCGCAGCAAGTAATCAATACCTGGCTGCACCAAGCGACTTTTTAGCGCCTTTTTCTTTGTCTTTTACCTCGGGTGGAGATAAGACGTTTTTGGACTATAAAGACGTCAACTTTGTGCAAACATACAACCCGGACCCGACAGATACAGGCGCACCCAAGTATTATGCTTTGTTTGATGACGCTAATTTTTTGCTAGGTCCTACGCCAAATGCGGCATATAACGTGGAGCTGCACTATTTCTATCGCCCAACAAGCCTAACCGCGGGGGCCGAGAGCGGCACCACTTGGCTAAGTGAAAATGCTGAAATAACGTTGTTATACGGGTCATTGATAGAGGCGTACACCTATATGAAAGGTGAGCCGGATATGATGCAAGAATACGAAAAGCGTTTTGCCGAGGGAGTCATAGCCATGAAGAATTTTGGTGAGGCTAAAGAAGTAACCGACGCATACCGAACAGGTTTAGTAATCAGGGATAAAACATGATTCAAGGCGTACAGACAGCGGTTGACAATGGTTTTAAGGTCGAAGTACATACCACAAATAATCGTGGTTGGACTCCTGAAGAATTAGCGGATCGAGCCCTAGATAAACTATTGCACGTTAGTAAAGACGCAGATGAGCAAGTAAGGGCTCAAGCTCTTGTTTTTAAAGAGCAAATTAGACAAGTTTTAGTGTTCTACATAAAAGAAGCTATTAAGTCGGATAGAACTACCATTTGTGCAGAACTCCAAAAACAAGGCCATGCGGAGTTGGCCAACATCATTCGTAAATTATAGGGGAGGCCCATTATGGCTATTACTCAAGCAATGTGTACAAGCTTCAAGGTGGAGCTTCTTAACGGCATACATGCCTTTGGAACAACGGTCGCTAGAGCAGGCACCACTGCGGACACGTTTAATCTCGCGTTGTATACAAGTTCAGCGTCTTTAGATGCAACCACTACGGCGTATAGTGCGACTAATGAAGTGTCTGGCACCGGTTATACGGCAAAAGGAAATGCTCTGACTGCCGTAGCGCCCACAAGTTCAGGCACTACCGCGTTTACAGATTTTAATGACACCACTTTTTCCACAGCTACGATTACAGCTCGGGGTGCTTTGATTTTTAATGACACTCAGTCAGGTGACCCAGCGGTAGCTGTATTGGATTTTGGTTCGGACAAAACGTCTACAGCCGGAGACTTTACTATTGTTTTTCCTGCTGCGGACGCTAGTAACGCGATTATTAGGATAGCCTAACATGTCAGGCTGGGGCCGAAATACCTGGGGTTCCGGTCTTTGGGGTGAAGGCGTACCCGTTACAGTCACGTTTGAAGGCTTTGGCCGAGGCGGTTGGGGCGATGGTGGCTGGGGTGAGTCGCTAGGGTTATCGGCAACAGGCCAGGTTGGCTCTGTTACGGTACAAGAAGGTGTTGGTGTTTTCCCCACAGGGGTTTCTGCCACCACTACTCTGGGTAATGTGGTTGCTAATGGCGACGGTGCCGTAGATGTCCTGGGTAACGCAGCCACAGGTGAGATAGGCACACTATCTGTAATAGGAGATTGCTCTTTCTCTGTTACAGGGGTTGCCGGGACAACCGCATTAGGAACGGCAGGGCCGTTAGCCAGTGCCGATGTTGCAGTTACCGGGGTTTTTGCCACGGGTGCGACGGGAAGTCCTACCGTAACCGGCATTGCCACAGTAAACGTTACCGGGGTTGCCGGTACGACGGCGTTAGGAACGGCCACGGTAGACCTTGTAATAGAGGTCAATGTTACGGGAGTTCAGGGCACAACGGCTCTGGGTTCAACTACACAAACGGGTACGGCGAACGTTTACCCGACGGGTGTGCAGGCCGTAGGACAGGTAGGAAATGTTTTGGTTTGGGGCGAAATAGTTCCTGCGCCAGGAACAAGCTGGTCCGAGATTACACCATCCTCGGGCACGAGTTGGACGGAGATAGCCGCATGATAAAAGTGAATCAAGCAAAAAGCACAGATGACGGGATCGACCCAAAGCACGAAGTAGAGATAGTTTGTGCCAATTGTGGTTTTGATCTTGATGAGTCTGAGCTAGAAGCTGATACTTGCTCTGATTGCGGCCAGACTTTGTCTTTGAAACAAAGCACTAAAATATATGCAACCAGCGTTCCCGCAGCTACGGGTGATGCTTCGTTATAGTCACTGGAGATATAGATGGCAACTTATGTAAATAACCTCCGATTAAAAGAAATCGCCACAGGTGACGAAAGCGGAACCTGGGGCACCAGTACGAACACTAACCTTGAGCTGATCGGTGAAGCTCTGGGCTACAACACGCAGGACGGATTTGCTACTGATGCCGATGCAACTACTACAGTGGCAGACGGTGCTACTGATCCGGCCCGTGCGTTTTACTTTAAGGTCACATCTAGTGCGACCCTCACGGCGACTAGAACACTGACTATTGGGCCAAACACTGTCTCTCGTGTCATGTACATTGAGAACGCTACTACTGGTAGTCAATCGATTAACATTAGCCAGGGTTCAGGTGCAAACGTAACTATTGGCTCTGGTGAAACCAAAGTTGTTTATCTGGATGGCGCAGGCTCTGGCGCAGCAGTTGTTGACGCAAACGCAAATGTCCCAGCAGATGGCGTTACCAGCGTAGGCGGTACAGGCACAGTCAACGGTATAAGCCTTTCTGGCACAGTGACTAGCACAGGTAACCTGACTCTGGGTGGCACACTGGCTAACGTAGACCTTACTTCGCAGATAACAGGCACTTTGCCTATCGCCAACGGCGGTACTAATCTTACTAGCCTTGGTACTGCGGGGCAGGCGCTAGTTGTAAACTCTGGTGCGACTGCTCTGGAGTATGGTTCAGCAGGCATATCAACAGGTAAAGCCATTGCTATGGCTATTGTTTTCGGATAGGAGATAAAAAATGGCAGCACCAAATATAGTTGATGTCACCACTATTACCGGCAAGACGGAGTATGTGGCAGTTGGCACAAGTGAAACCCAACTGGTTTCTAACGCAGCCTCGTCTAACAAAGTGTTCAAGATCAACATGATCCAGATTACCAACGTGGACGGCACAAGCGCAGCAGACATCACTGTTGAGCTTTACCCTGCGGCTACTAACACAGGTACGTCTCGTCATCTGGCAAGCACAATCTCTGTGCCAGCAGATAGCTCGATCATCATTATTGATAAAAGCACTTCTTTGTACCTCGAAGAAGACCGCTCTATCTACGTCACAGCCAGTGCGGCGAGTGACTTGGAAGCGGTAGTGAGCTACGAAGAAATCAGCTAAGAGGGCTGACAGATGTCCAATCGTTGGAAAGGCGGTTTCGTCCAATACTTCTTTGACCCTCTCACAGAGGGGCCAGCTAATGAGTTTGGCCCAATGTATTCTTGGGGCGGTAATGCCAACGGCCAGCTTGGTCAAAATACCCAAGGAACCGCTAGTAGACGTTCGTCTCCAGTTCAAGTCGGGTCTGATGCAGTATGGCTTGAGGTATCTAGCGGGTATCAGCAAGCTATGGCTGTTACGGTCGGCGGAGAGCTTTACGGTTGGGGTCTCAATACCAATGGCAGACTTGGTTTGGGCGATACAGTAAATCGGTCGTCCCCTACACAAGTGGGAGCTTTGACAACTTGGTCTAAAGTTGATTGTGGCGTAAGGCATGCGCTTGCAATTAAAACGGATGGTACTCTGTGGGCGTGGGGCGCAGGCTCTCTGGGCGCTCTTGGTGACAACACAAACAAAGATAAATCGTCGCCGGTTCAGGTAGGCTCACTAACTACTTGGACTAAAATATCTGCTGGGTACGACACTAGCTTTGCGATAAATACCAGCGAAGAACTATATGCGTGGGGCTATGCATCTGGTTCTAATTACGCAACGGGATTAGATGTAACAACACAAGTATCGTCTCCCACACAAATAAGTAGCCCAGCAACTTGGTTGGATGTATGTGCCGGATACTACAATGGAGCCGCTATTACTTCCGATAACAAGTTATATGGCTGGGGTCGCTCGCCTAATGGAGAGCTTGGTCTCAATAACAGAACAACGCAGACAACTCCGAATGTAGTAGGCTCTCTTACCAACTGGTCTGAGTTAGGAACTATGTTCGACGGCAAAGCCGCAGTAAAAACTGACGGAACCCTGTGGAGATGGGGCGTAAATGACATGGGTCAGTTAATGGTAAACGACAGGGTGACTCGATCTTCTCCTGTTCAGGTTGGCTCTCTCACTGATTGGGAATTTCCGGTCAAAGCTATTTACGGTGACGACCAGTTCTTTTGTGTAAAAACTGACGGAACGCTATGGGTAGCAGGAAGCAACGACAAAGGCGCTTTAGGTCTGAATATCCCACATACTAACTATAGGTCTTCTCCTGTACAGATTGGTTCGGAAACAACTTGGAGAAAGGTCGCTCTATGCAGGTCTTCTTCTGTTATAGCCTTGGAAGAATCATAGGTAAGCATCATGCCACAATGGAAACGATTTTCTGGTAATTGGACATTAACTCAGCAGCTACAGGCGGTTGCGGCAGAGACGTGGCCCGGAGTAATAACTGGTTACAAGCTTTACGCTTTTGGCCAAGGCAGTAGTGGAGAACTTGGCAACAATGTTGGGGGCGCTAGTCAAGACGTATCATCTCCTGTGCAAATTGGAGCTACAGAACAATGGAGCAACCTTTCCGCATCTAATTCAAGTTATGGAGTAAAATCTGGAAAACTTTTTTCTTGGGGGGCTAACAACTCTGGTGCATTAGCACAGAACGATCTTGTTAAACGCTCTTCTCCAGTACAAGTAGGAGCTTTAACTAATTGGTCTACCGTAGATGCTGGCTGGAGAGACTTTTGTATGGCCATCAAAACAGATGGCACGTTATGGGGATGGGGAGATAACGATAATACTCAGGGCGCTATTGGAGATAACACTAAAATTAATAGGTCGTCTCCTGTTCAGATAGGTTCGCTAACTGATTGGAGTAAGGTAGCTGCTGGAGCAAATTTTTGTTTGGCCGTTAAAACTGACGGAACTCTGTGGTCTTGGGGGCATAATGAACACGGTATGCTGGGTCAAAATAACCTCGTATATCTTTCTTCTCCTGTTTCTCATTAGTGACGCCTTCGAAACATTTCCTTTCTTTATGATCATCTCCATCATCTTCCAGATTTAGATCAACAATAACAATACCCTTTTTCTCCTCCACTTTCTTTTCAAGG